CCGACGGCCAGGTTCGTTCGTGCTGCTGCCGCACTCGACGCACCAGTTCCACCGTCTGCAATAGCGACATCAGTCCCGCTTGGGTGATAGATAGTCGAGGCGGTATCAGCGTAGTTTTTTGTTGCAGCATCCTGAGCACTGGTAGGGTCAACGACATTCGATACCTTTTTCGTCTTTACGTCTACGACGGTAGTACTCAGGTCGAGGTGAAGCGCACCACTAAGAGCAAACCCAAGATTACCTGCACCAATACGGTACATACCCGTATTAATTTCAGAGGTGAATCCGTAGGACACCGCTGATATTGAACCGTTATTAACATACCAGTTACCACCAGAGTTCATGTAGGCAATAGCGGTAGCAGAGCTGTTCTGTGCTTCGAGGTAGCGTCCAGACTGTGAGGCAAATCCTTTGAGGGTGAGTACTTTGTCGGCGGCAGCTTGGGAGAGGACACTAAGCGGTGTGAAATTATCATTAACATTGACGATATTACCACTACCAACTAGCTTGTCACCGAGGGTCGTGCCGTTGCTCATTGTGCCGCTAATCGTGACGTTGCCTGAGCTTGCATGGGTACGGTTATCGTCGATGACAGTACCGCCGTTAGCGAAGGTTTTTGCCCGTACCATGATGTCGTATGTCGAGTAATCCATAGCACCGCCCGTACTGACATCCTCGAAGAGAAGAGCTGTCGTGGCGGTATTGAACTCGGAACCTTGAATGTCAATCTTATTAGATGACTTTATGCGGAAGTGAGCGGCGGGTGTTCCGCTTGGTGGAGTATGCCAACAACTAATAAACCAACACTGCGTTTGGTACTGAAGATCAACCCCAATACCTCCTGAAGCTGGAGAGATATTACAGCGTACCATATAGATACCACCAGGAATCGTGGCGGCGGTTGGGGCTGTTGTCGAGTCCCAGGCGGTAACGAGTCCATTAGTACTCTGGATGAAGCGACAATCAATGAACTTTACGGTGTCCTGGTTGGTTAATTTGACGTTGTTTGTTGTCGTATTGTTGCCATCAAAAGTAATATTCTCAAAGACAATATCATGTTTGAGGTCAGCATTAGACGCAGGGTTCGTTGTTCCCGTGACCGTGACGAGGTTGGTCAGCGAGGTTGAAGCGGCGGCTTTCAGCGTAACTCCACCTGATGACTGACGAGCCATACGTTCGCCACGAAGCGTGACGTTTTCTGGCATCGCTATGGTCGTGGCAATACGGTACGCGTTAGTACCTGCGAGTAGTACAACAGTTCCACCACCAGCAGCGTTTGCGGCAGCCAAGGCGGCTTGGATTTCAACATCATCAGCAACACCATCACAGATGTAGTCGGCTGGCTGGGTTGCATCACGAGTGACCGTGTACCTCACGACTCGTCTGGAAGCAGCTACTACGCGGGCATCAGCGGCAGTAGAAAAGTCGGAGATAGTCGAAGCGGTTTGTGTTCCCGTGTGGTTCGCTCGAGCTTTTAAATTAGCATCAGTATCATTGGCTGTCGCGGCGGTAGCAATGCCGGATAATTTCGTGCGTTCAGTCGCTAGAAATGCCTTGTTGGTTGTGCCATCAGTGAGGGTGTCTGCGCTTTGGGTACCAGTATGGTTAGCGCGGGCTTTTAGGTTGACGTCGGTATCGTTAGCGGTCGCACCCGTCGCTATACCTGAGAGCTTTGTCTTTTCAGTTAATGAATACTGCTTGTAGGTCGTACCGTCTGTTACATTGTCTTGAGTGAGGGAGACAACACCTGTTTGAGCGTTAACCGATGTAACTCCAGTGGCGGGAGTTGACCATAGGGTGTCATAGCTAGAATCTGAACTTTTGGCAAGTACCTGCCCCGTTGTTCCGCCTGTTGGTATTCCTATGCCTGGATCACCTTTGCCGCCCGTGGTGACGGTTGAGGCCACAGAGGTAGACTCTGTGACATTAGATTGAACGACAGATATGACTTGATTACCAGCCGAGTCGGTAGCCGTTGTAATAATATTGGAATCGATGTGAGATGAATCTGCCATTATGACAACCTGTTTGTCGGACTTGCATCCAGTGTTATCGTGCCCTCATCTAGTTTGTAAACGGTGCCGTCGGCGTTCTGTACTTTAGTGTCGTAGAAGTATTTTCCAGGGTCGAGCGTAGCGGTGTCGGACGGTGCAAGAGCGATAGTGTATTCACCACCCGCCGTACCATCAGTGATGTTCTTGGAGACTGAGGCAGTAGCGTCAGAGGTATCGGAATCGTATTCGGCCGTCTTCATTGTAAATCGTATCGTTGCCCCAACAAGCGAGGTTGCAACGCCGTCAACAGAATATGTTCCTGTCCGATTGTAGGTCGTCCCTCTGTTAATTTTCAGCTTAGCCACTTCGCTCTCCTTATATGAGAATAATTAAATCATGGTGGGGGAGTTTCACCCCCGATCTGGTTATTTCTTCTTGTCGTCAGCCGTTTTGTCGCTTGACTTGTCTTCGGTGTTGTACACCTTAGTACCGTCAGATTCAACCTTGGCAGGTTCAACAGCGACGTGTGAGCTGTTAGCGAGGAAATCGTCAGCGGCTTCACGGCTTCGAGCTTCCTCAGTGAGGCGGTCGTCGAGGTCTTTAGCTGCGTCTTTTTTCACGCGAGCGTCACGCTTGTCATTGAGAACTTTCGCCGCTTGTGCGTAAGCCACGTCGGCCACTTGGCGACTGTCTGCTGGAGCACCTTCAGGGAAGTCCTTTTGAGACACGGTGACGTCAGCTGTGTTGCTGGCATCTTCTGGGTCTACGAAGTGAAAGTTGGCAGTGCCGTCTTTGACTTCAAGTTCATATAAATAGTTGCCTAATCCGTATTGAGCCATGTAAGCTCCTTTCTTATTCTGTGCCACCACCTACCGACATAGTACCGCTGTTTACTTCATAGACGTGCTTCGTGTGAAGATTGTCTTTGTACTGCTGGTGTTCATAGTCGATACGAGCTACATCTTCAGCCATTTCTTTTGGAACTTTGACGTTCTGGCCTTTAGGGAAACGGTGTACGCCTGTTTCGTTAGTGATGGTAACTTCGTTACTAAGGTTCATGGTGGTGTCTGTTGATTCTGTAGCCATAATTGGCTCCTTTCATGATGGGAGGCTATTACACCTCCCGATCACTCAATCCGTGTCCTAGTAAGCTGATGCGCTTTCGAGACGAGCCATGAAGTTGTTGTTCAAGATAACTGACTTGAAACCAACTTTCCAACCCATAGTCATCTTCTGGTGGAGTGGGTCAGAGACTGAACCTGGACCCTCTCGGTACATCTTAAGACTTTGGAGGTCTGATACTGCGTAGGCGTTACGTCCGAAGATGTAGCTTGTGTGAACCGTTGCAGTAGAGCTGATTGTTGGAATGTTGTTACTTCGGACGACCGTAACACCAGCGAAGGTAGTGATTGCACCCTTGTAGAGTTCGTTCTTACCAGTCTGGCGGTAGACTACGTTAGCAAACGTTGTATCACCGAGAAGGTCAGATTCAACTGATGGGTCGACGACGAGAACGAAGTTACCATCGTCGAACTCAGTGGCACCGTTGTTACGGAGAAGAGCAACTGCCTTGCGGATTTCAGCGAATGTTAAGTAGCTAGTAGCGGTAACGTTAACACGAGATGCGATTGCACCTGGGTAGATAACGCTCGTACCAGCAACGATAACGCTGTTGATGGTTCGGTCGTAGCTACGAGCAGCCTGAACACCGAGGAGCTCAGTAGTCTTCTGGACAACTGGGTGCTTGACGGTAAGTTCAGCTAGGTCAGTCAGTGTTACGAAAGCACCAAGCTGGTCGATAGTCGCTGTGATAGCTGAAGAGCTGAGAGCTGTATCAGTTGGAGCACTACCTTCTGTCAGTGGTGTCGTAGCTGGGCTGAGGTCAGCGTACTGAGTGAAGCTAATAGTTTTTGATGAAGAACTTGGAATGTTTTCGACGTAAGCGAATTGATCCAATACTGTCTTGTATTTAGCCTGTGTGAGCAGTTTCTTACTGAAGTAAGTTTGCAAATCAGCGGCTAGAGTGGTTGAGCTTGTTGCGGCCATATTGTTTCTTTCTTAGAAATCATTATGCGATGCGAACGTTTCCTAACCTCTCCTCCATAGCGTCCAGATCATCTGCCTGGTTGCCGTTAGTGGAGGAGCTACCTCCAGGGTTTTCTGTTCGGGACATCATGGCCTGAGCCGCTTGTTGTCCCTGCTGCATCCCCCTAGACGTACCAGTTTGGTAGAGGTCATACATCGACTTGTAATAGTCGTAAAGTGGAAGTTCAGCGTTTAATATAATGCCTTTGTCGTCAGTTTCCAATCGGGAGGCAATTTTGTATTGTTGCTCTACCATTTGGGTGAACTGAGGATCGTAGTCAGGGTTCTTGCTACCATCGGGGTTTAACTCCCGAAAGATTGGCATATCCGACATGACTTCGGCGGCTTCGGTTCGCATACCAGCGTTGAGATCAGCTATATGAGCCCGTTGCTCTTTGTAGGCCATTTCCTGCCTGAGAGCTTCGACTTCGGCTCGTTCGGGGGTTAAACCCTCCTGGATTAAATCCTCTGGGGATTTTGGGCCGTAGGTCTCATCTAGTTGAGTCGCGACTTGTTGGCGATTACGCTGTCGTTCCTGATACGCTCGGGCGGCTGCTTGCTGTCGTTCCTCGCGAGACGGTTCAGCGGGCGTTTGCTCGACATTTGACTCTTGGTCAGCCTGTGTATCGTCGGCATCCTGACTTTTACTAGCTTCAGTACTTTCTTCCTTGGTCTCCGCGCCGTCTTCTTTGGCTTCTTCTGCGGTAGTACCAGATTCGGTAGTGTCGGTAGTCACATCGTCTGGTGTATCGATGAGAGAGACATCTTGTATGTCTTCATCGGTAACATCTGTTGGAGTTGTGTCTTCCATCAGTGCATCTCCTTTCTGACTGTTTAGGTGGTCAACCATGCGGTTATTGCAGGGGAGCTACCCCATCCGATACGTTCGGTTAGGCGGGTGTCATGGAGTTAAACACCTATGGATTGAGGAGAGTGATGACTAGCCCCTCAACCCATAGCTATTTACCTTCAGGTATTAGATCGTAACGACCCTCCTTCTTGACGAGTGTTTTACCGTTAGGGATAGGTATACCGACATTGTGGCAATCTGGACGGCCAGGTGAGCAGACATCAGTGATGTAGTAGCCTTCTTGACGCCACTCATGCTGGTTGATAACCAACTGGGGAACATCAAAAACTTGGGTAGTCTGAGGGATTTCCTCTGGCTTCTTTTCGTCGGTCATGATTCTTCCTCTGGAGTGAACTCTTTGAACTCTTCAAACTTGGATTGTAACCGTTCTTTGAGGAGCATAAAGGCAAGCGCCTGAGCCTCGATGGAGACCTTGCGATTGAAGGTAGTCTTGCCCACGGTAATCTCATCGAACTGGATGTTAGTGATGTCGTCACAGTCGAGAATCTCTTGTTTGAACCACTCGGCAACTGAGGCCATGATCGGGTAGCTAGCAGCGGTGACGGCAACTTCAGCTCGTTCCTCTTCTTTTTGTTCTTCGGGAGCGTCAGGGTAGTAGGCACCATTGTCCGCGAAAGATTCGCCGTCGTTAGGATAGATGTCACCGTC